TCACCTTCAGCGGCACGACGGGAGACCCAGGAGGCATTCCGAATGCGAGCTTGAACAACCAGTTCGAGATCATCGAGGTCCTCAATGCCAACGAGTACCGCATCACGTCGCCCACAGCGGCGACCAGTACGGCCACAGCGGCCGGCACGGCCAACGCGGCCTACCAGATAAACACAGGGGCCGATAAGAGCTTTGTGGACTTCGGGTGGGGCACGGGCACTTGGGGCTTGAGCACTTGGGGCACGCCTCGTCCTCCTTCTGCCTCGTTGCAGCTTTTGTCCCAGGTCTGGCAGTTTGACAACTACGGCGAGAAGCTGATCCTGCAATACGTGGATGGTGGCATTTACGAGTGGGATCCTGCCATTGGGTTGAGTGTGCGGGCCACGGCTATTTCAGGGGCTCCGACCAAGAGCAAGTACGCTTTGGTGTCCACGCCGGACAGGCACTTGGTGTGCTTTGGGACCGAGAGCACGATCGGTACGCCAAACACACAGGATCCGATGTTCGTGCGCTTTTCAAACCAAGAGGACATCAACACCTTTGTGCCGACGGCCACCAACACGGCTGGCGGACAACGGCTCACGGACGGCAATGAAATCATCACGGCCTTGCGCTCACGCGGCCAGATCCTGATCTGGACGGACACGTCGCTTCATGGGCAGCAGTATCTTGGGCCGCCTTACACCTTTGGCTTCCAGCAGTTGGGAGCCAACTGTGGATGCATCGGGCCGCATGCAGCGGCGGACGTCAACGGCGTGTCGTATTGGATGAGCAAGGATGCGTTCTTTGTCTTTGACGGTACGGTGAAGAAGATCCCTTGCACGGTCCAAGACTACGTGTTCAAGGACCTTAACATCATTCAGGCGCAGAAGGTTCACGTCGGCATCAATACGCAGTTCAATGAGGTCACGTGGTGGTACTGCTCGTTTACCAGCGACTACATCGACCGCTTCGTCACCTACAACTACCTGGAAAACGTCTGGTCGATCGGATCGATGGCTCGTACGGCCTGGGCAGACATCGGGACGTTTGAGAAGCCGATCGCGACGGAGTACGACCCTGAAAGCACTGCCGCGACCTTGACCACGATCTACGGCCTCACGGCGGGCCGATCGATGCTGTACAACCAAGAAGACGGGGTCAATGGCGCGGGATCCCCGATCTTTGCTTATATTTACTCAGGCTACTTTGACATCGGCGACGGCGACGACATGCTGCTCATGAGCCGCTTCATTCCAGACTTCAAAAACCAAGTCGGCAATTTGACGGTCCGGCTGTTACTGCGGGCGTTTCCGCAAGCCAGCGCCAGCCCCAGTTCGCTTGATCCGTACGTCATTACGCCGACCACTGAAAAGGTGGATACGCGGGCGCGCGGGCGACAGATCCAGCTTCGCATTGAAAGCGATGAGTTGGACAGCAACTGGCGCTTTGGCACGATGCGGGTCGATCTGCAAAAAGACGGCCTTAGATGAGCAAGATCAACAACGTCCGCCTGCCTAATGCGGCGACGCAGGGCTACAGCGCGGAGCAGTTTAACCAGCTCATACGTTCGCTCGAGCAGGTGATCTTTCAGCTCAATAACACCTACACCCCTGTTGTCAGCGACAACATCGCGGCGGCCGCCACGTGGTCCGCGAACCGTGGTGCAGGCGGCGGGTTTGCTGGCGGGGTGCGCGGGTTCCAGCTTTCCAACGGCATCATCCTGCCGTACGCGATGTTGATGTCCGAGTTGGACCAAGACCTCACCAGCACAACCACAGAAGAGCTTTTGACTTACGACGTGGTCGCCGCTGCCAATGGCATCCGCGTGGTGGACAACAGTAAGATCTATGTCCCGTGCTCGGGGCAGTACCTTGTGACCTTCAGGCTACAGGTCTCCAACCGCAGCAACGCCACCCAGGAAGTAGAAATTTGGGCCAAAGACACAGGCGTTAATTTTCCGGACAGCCGAACGCGTTTTGACATTGCCGCCCGCAAGGACGCCACTACCTGGTCTCATGTGGTTCCAACGGTCACAGGCATCTTCACGATTAGTGACCCAAGCACCAACTACCTGCAGATCGCCTGGTGGGCCAGCAGCACTGACGTGTTCTTGGAGCACTACGCGGCCGAATCGACGCCGACTCGCCCTGAAATCCCGTCGGTGATTCTCACCATCAACTTCATATCGGCGATGTGACATGGCCAACAAGTATCTGCGCAAATACCTCACGCCTTCTGCCGCCACGGAAACGACGCTCTACACCGTACCGGCAGCAAACGCGGCCATCATGTCGTCATTGCGGGTGACCAACGAGAACGCCAGCGTCACCAGTTTGACGATTGCCGTCTATCCTGGCGGAGGCGGCACCAACTACAAGCTTTTGAAGACTTATGCGCTGCCCACCATGCAGACCATGGATGCGTTGTCGGGGGTTTCGTGCATTTTGGAAGCTGGCGATGTCTTGAAGGTGACCTCAAGCGTTGCGGACGTCGATTTCTGGCTTTCTTACCTAGAAATTGACCGGACTTGACAGTGGACAGGGCCCTATGACCTATCGGATAATCTCAGCCAATCTCGCGTCCTTTCCCGGCGCGCGGCCCTCGTTAGGGCCATTGGCCAGTCAAGGAAAGGAATGTCATGGAAAATGAAGGCATCATGTCGCTCCCAGGAATGGGGGACATGCAAGGCAACGGTCGTGCCCCGCAGGCGGTCAGCAGCTATGACGCTTACGACGCGGCTGCTACGGCAATGGGGATGGTTGATCCCCAATCGCTTACTGATCTACGTGCCGAAATTGACCGTACCTCTCAGGGGGTAGAGCTTACCCCCAACGAAATAGACACTGCGATCGGGATTTTTGAGTACCTTTTGCAAAGCCCGCGAGAGTACAAAAAACGGCGGCAAGAGGTGATCGCAGAGGGGGTGGATCCAGAGGACCTGCCCGAAGAGTTTGACATGGAGTTTTTGAGCGCCGTTCTTGCGGTGCTCAATGAGTTGAAATCGCGTCAAATCCAAGGGGCGGAACAAGCGTCAACCATGGGCCCGGCAACGGCCGAGCCTGTTGCCCCCATGGCCATGGCCCAGGGCGGCCTAGCGGACATGGCGCAGTATCTTGCGTCCAAAGGCCGACATGGCGACACAATGCTTGCGCATATCACGCCGGAAGAGGCGCAGATGCTCAAGCGCATGGGTGGATCGGGGACGATCAACCCCGATACAGGGCTGCCTGAATACTTTATCAAGAAACTGGTCAAAGGCGTTGTTGGGGCAGTAACCGGAGTCGTCAAAAGCGTTGTAAACATCGCCAAAAAGGTCGTTCAGTCGCCGGTTGGCCGAGTCCTGGCCACGGTTGCGTTGGCCACGGTCCTCGGACCAGGGGCCATGGGTCTTGGCTTGATGAGCGCACCCGCTGCGGCGGCGGTTGCCGGTGCTGGAACCACGCTATTAGCGGGTGGAAACATCAAGGATGCGCTGGTCTCGGGTGCGCTAGGCTACATTGGCGGTGGCGGCGACTTTGGAGGCCTCGGAAGCCCGTTGAAGGGGGTTTCGCAATTCCTGTCTCCAATTGCTGCGCCCGGAACTGCCTTGAGCACTGGCTTGAGCACAGGCCTCTTGGGCACTGGCGCAGGCTTGGTGATGGGCATGAAGCCGGGTGAAGCACTTCGTTCGGGTGCGATGGCCGGGTTGACTGCGGGTGCGTTGCAAGGCCTTCAAGGCCCGCAACAGCCTGTCACCTCGGCTTCTCAGGAAGCGGCGATTGGCACAGGGCCGCTGCCCGGTGCCGAAGGTGCCATCCCTGCGTCGCCCACCGCCTCGGCAGTTACCGGAACGGGCGCTCCGGGTGCGACAGGCCCTGCCGGCGGCGTCGAACGGATCGGCACGGCAGCGGGCATGTTGCCGGCCGCTGGCGAACCGGGTGGATTGCCCTTTACACCGCCGCCCAGCCAGTTTGCACCGCCCACCACCCCTCAAGGGGATTTGAGTTGGATGGATACCGTATCGCCCTCACAACAGGCGGCGATCGGCACAGGGGCGCTGCCCGGCGCTTCGGCACCGGGGCTGATCCAACGCGCCAAGGACTTGTACGGCGAATACCTTTCGCCCGACCGTCCTGGGTTGCCGCCAGATGCCGGGTTGTTGCGGCGGTACGGGCCGTTGTTGGGGGCCGGCCTTGGTGTTGCAGCGGCCGGTGGAGCATTTAAGAAGCCTGCGGACGAACCGGAACCCTTGTACAAGATTTCTGAGCAGGAAAAAGAATCGAGAGAACGCGCCGACGCCCGTCAACGAGAGCTGGATTTGTACGGATACGGGCTGACCAGGGGCTCGATGGGGCCAGCTCCTCGTGGGTCTGTTCTTGTAGAAACTCCCGCATACGCTCGCATGGCGCAGACGGCCGCCCCAGTGTCAATGCCTACGGGCATCACGAACATGCCCCAAGGCGTGGCGCAACCCTACAACGTAGCCGGCCTGTACGGCATCCCTCTCTTGTACGGGCAAGAGCCTGTACAGCGGGCACGCGGCGGCGAGATGAAGATGACGGAGTTTCCGCGTAAAACGGGCCCGATCAACGGCCCTGGCACGGGGACGTCCGACTCCATTCCGGCGATGCTGTCTGACGGAGAGTTCGTCTTCACGGCCAAGGCGGTACGCAATGCGGGCAATGGCAGTCGACGCAAGGGTGCGGCTCGCATGTACAAACTCATGAAAGCGCTGGAAGGTGGCGCTGTAAAGGCGTAAAACCATGGCAGACATCACCAGCACGCAACAGATTGTCCGCGAAGCGCCGGAGATTGAGGCGTATAAGCTGCGCTTGCTGCGCGAGGCGGAGAATCTTGCGCTAAACGTAGGCGGTAGAACGCCGCTTGGCCAGCAGCTCCCGCAGTATCAAATCGCCGGGTTTTCTCCAGCCCAGGTTGCAGCCATTCAAGCCGCAGAAGCGCAAGGCGTAGGCGGCTACAGCCCTTATATGACGGCTGCCAATCAAGCGCTTGGAGCTGGGATCGGGACGACAGCCGAAGCTGCTGATGTTCTGCGTGGCGCAGATACCCGCAACCAGTTCACCGACGCCCAGCTCGCCATGCAACAGGCGGGCGGTGCGACAGCAGGCATAACGTCGGGCCTTGGGCAGTTGCAAGCGGCAACCGGCTATACAACCGCTGGGGGCCAATACGTCCCAGGTTTCTTGGATCTGGCCGCGCAGCGTGCGATTGCATCGGACACGACGGGCCGATTTGGGACAGCTCGACAGGATATTGACACGGGCATTGGCGCGCTGGCGTCTGCGCAAAACATGGCAGCCGCTTCAAGCCAAGCGAACCTGGCACCGGCGACCGCCGCGATTGGTCAGGGGCTCACGGGAATATCCGAGGCCCAGCGCATGGCTGCGCTGTCGGGGGGAGCTGATTTCACCGGTTCGCAAGACCTGCTGGGCCGCGCTGCTACGGCGGTTGAAGCCGCAGCACCACGCTTTGGTGACGCACGACGGACCACGCTGGGTAGTCTTGGCCAAGCGGGAACTGCTGCCGAGCAGGCCGCTGCGGCGGCACAACAACCCGGGTTCGCGCAACAGGGCCAGTATTTGGATTTGGCAGGGCTTGCAGCAGCCGGTGCTGGGCCCTCTGACTTTGCCGCAGCGCAACAACGGCTGTTGGGGGCAACGGCTACAGGCCAGACCGCCGCCGAGATGGCGCAACAAGCCACACGTCAGGCGGGGTTTGGGCAGGCAGGGCTGCAAGGTCAGCAGGCTGTGCAAATGGCACAGCGCGCGGCCATGCAGCCAGGGTTTATACAAGGCACGCAGGCTCTGTTTGGGGGCGCGCAACAGGCCGCCGCTGCCGCGCGTCAGCCCGGGTTTCAACAGGGCGTTCAAACCGCGTTGACTGCTGCGCAAAGGGCGCAGCAAGCCGCCGCACAGCCCGGATTTCAGCGCGCACAAGAAACCGGCATGGAAGCGGCGCGGGCCGCGCAAGCTGCTGCATTCCAGCCGGGGCTACAGCAGGGTGTCGGCGCACAGTTCACGGCGGCGCAACAGGCCGCACAAGCAGCCCGTCAGCCGGGCTTTGCTGCTGCGCAACAAGCCATCCAACAAGGCATCGGCCGATTGGGTGGGGCTGCGCAAGCCTACAACCCGGCTGCTGCGCAAGCCTTTATGAACCCCTATCAACAGCAGGTGATCGACGAGGCGATGCGCCAGATCAATCGCCAGGGGCAGATTGCGCAGCAAGGGCTAGCAGCACAGGCGGTTCGGGCAGGCGCGTTTGGCGGCACGCGTGAGGGCGTGCAGCGGGCGGAGATGGAGCGCGGCCTGTTAGAGCAAAAAGCCAGCACCATTGCAAACCTGTTGTCCCAAGGGTACAGCCAGGCGCAAGCCAATTCGATGGCCGCGTTTGAGCAACAGCAGCAACGCCAAGCAGCGGCAGCCCAAGGCATTGGCCAGCTTGGCACGCAACAGGCCTCAATTGCCGCGCAACAAGCGGGGCTGGGCCAAGCAGCAGCACAGCAGTTCGGACAAGCAGGCGCTGCCCAGACCGCAGCGGCAGCACAGCAGGCCGCCCTTCAACAACAAGGCGCGCAGGCCCTTGGCACGCAGGCCGGTCTGCAAGCTTCGATTGCCGCGCAGCAGGCAGGGCTCGGGCAGAGCGCCGCCCAGCAACTGGCGCAGGCCGCTCAATTGCAAACCCAGACCGCTGCACAGCAGGCAGGGCTGGGCCAAGCGGCAGCGGGCATGACGCAACAGGCCGGGCAAGGCGCGATCAGTGCCGCTGCGCAGCAGGCAGGACTTGGGCAGCAGGCGGCACAGCTACAGGCACAACAAGCGGGGCTCACGGGCCAACTGGCGGGCCAGCAAGCGCAGCTTGGATTGCAGGCAGCAGCACAGCAGTTCCAAGCGGCGGGGTTTGATGCACAGACGGCCATGCAGATGGCGCAACTGCAACAAACGCAACAGCAGCAGGCCGCGCAGCAGTCTCAGTTAATGTCAGGGATTGGCAGCTTGTACGGTCAGCAAGCGCAGGCGCAAGGGGCGCTGGGGCAACAGGCTGCACAGACTGCCATGCAAAGGGCGCAGCTCGGGCTTCAGGGCGGGGCGCAGCTTGGGCAGTTTGAGACCCAGAGAGCGCAGCTTGGACAGGCAGCGGCTGGGCAATTGGCCAACATCGGCCAGACGCTTGGCCAGCAGGCTGTGCAGCAAACACAGCTTGGGCAGGCGGGTGCGGGGCTTTACGGCAACCTTTCGCAACAACAGATTGCAG